GTACCATCAACTTCAATACAAGCATTTTTACCAAACAATCCACAGTTAGTACCTACTTGTTCAAAGGCAAATACAAAGTCTCCACCAACAAATTTCATTAAGAATAGTGCTGTATCTGTCCATACATAGATAGCGTCCCTACCTTTAATAGCACCCATAATTTTGGAACCATCCGCAAGCCTTTGAGTACCAGAATTATTTTCTGCTTTTACTGTGTAGGCGTCTGTACCATCAATATTTTCTTGATCAGAGAAACGTAAAAACATATCATCTTGAGTTGATGAAGTTCCTACAGTTGTTTCTGTGCCAAAAAATACTAGGTGTCTGTCCGGTGTAGATACTAACACATGTCTAGATGCAGTTGGTGCATTCGCAAGTAATGTAGCTCTAGTGTTAACGGCTCCTGCTGCTGAAGCGTCCCATTCAAAACATTTGCCATTATAAATAAGTGCAATTAATTTTGTACCATAGTTATCAAGAATCCATAGACCAGGGTCGATTGTAAAGTCAGAAGACGCTGGATCTCCCCATCCTGCAAAACTAGAAATATCTGTAACCGTAGCACCACCACTATGTCCTGCTTTAGAAGTTCCATTAACTTCTCTTGCACCACCACTTAGTATATTAGTTGTAGTATTATTTGCTGTAAAACTTATATCTTCTGTACCTATTCTTATTTCACCAGCTGATGGAAAAGCTGCTGAGTTAGTTAAAGGAATGTCTGTTACAGTATCGTTTATAGTAGAAGCCAAAGTTGTAGTTGCAGCACCTAGTGAAGTACCGCCAAATAAACCAGCACCCCAACCAAAACCACCAAGTTGTTGAGAAGGGCCTACTGTAAAATAACATAATATAGAAGTACTGTTTCCATCGCTTGTAGTCAAAGGTGTCCCTGACTCTTGATTCTCAGCTGTAATTGTAAAAGTTGTAGTAGTTGGTACAGATGTTACCATGTACTTAATGTCTTCAAATGTAGCATTACTGTAGGTAGATGCTGCTGGCACTCCTGTTACACTGTCAAATAAAACAATGTCATCTTCTATTAATCCATGAGCCCCGGTGCATGTTACCGTAATTGTTTTAGATGATGATGTACTTGTAAATTTTGCGCCTGTTAAAGTAGTTCTTATAGGGTGGATGTCATAATACGTACCACCTGAATATACATATAAAATTCTGTTAGTTCCTACGGCTGCATATTTAATACCAGCATTATCGTCCCAATGATGAATAGCTCTAGCTGCGCCTGTTAGTTTTGTTTCACCTAACTGTTGCCAGCCACCTATTTTTTCAGGTGAACCATATCTAAAACGTACGTTATCACCATCAAACCATTGCCCTTCAGCACCGGTCTCTGTGACTTGTTTATTAAATCCTGGAGCAAAGCCTAATTTTTGTAACATATAAAAACCTGTTTATTAGGTGTTATATCAGATTGTAAATGATTTCAACAGATTTAAAGCAGAGGGAATCTGTGGTGGATCATCCCCCTGCAAGCCTAACGTATAGACTATTTTTTAATTTTTGTCAATGCTGTTGTGCCTTTGAACCAACCTGGCACACCTAATAAAGGTCTTTTATCTAAATAGTTTTCTTTAGCTGTTTTAGAACTAGCTTTATTATAATGTAAAAATACTTGACCACAATCTTTACCTTTAAATTCTTCTCTCCAATGTTCAAGATCACAACCAGAATAAATTAACATGTCACCTGGTTTAAGATCAACTTTAATACCTGCTTGACCTTTTCTACCTGTTGGATCTAAATATATTGGCCAAGGGTCCCCACCTAAATTTAATGTAGTAGATATTTCGCAAGAGTATCTATCTTTATGTCTAGCTAATACATCTCCTTCTTTGTATATTCTTGCGTAAGAATATGTAGGACTTAACTTAATACCGGTGTGTTTTTCCATAACTGGTTTTACTTCTTGTAATAAAGTTTCCATTGCAATGTCACTGTAATGTGAATAAGTATTAGGCACTTGCTCATCGTTCCATACACCAAAATATTCTGTAAACGGTGAAATGTATTTTTGATCAAATAAAAATCTTGCAACATTTCTTTTGTTTAAAAAATATTTATAAACAAAATCTGCTAGCTCAGGTGAGATAGCTTTTTTTAATACTGTGTATTTATTTTTTTTAAACGACATTTAATACTCCTTTTGGTATTGCTTGGCAGTTCCAATGTATAAATCTAAAAGGATCATAACCCATATCAACAATGTATTGATGTGGCATATATGATGGAAAAAATATCATTCGACCTGGTCTAACTTGATAATTTATTGCTGATGATGCGTAAGTTATTTTTGATTTATCTTTTTCTGGTAGAAGATTCATTACATTTCCTGCACGTGGATCTTCAAATAATGGTAATGAAGTTTTTTCACTAGCTTTTAAAAAATAAAAACCTGATATGTGACCATTCCAATGTGTATGTAAAGTATGGTGTCCACCACCTTTTTTAGCAAACTCTTGTACCCACATTTCTGTAGTAAACAATTGATGACCTGACATATCAAAACCCATTTCAATTAATAAATTATGTGATGTAGCACCTATATAATCTTGTAATTGTTTAAAGTTAGGATCACCAATTAATGTTGTTGAATGAAATACATGACCCATATCACCTTTATTACCAAATTTTTTATTACGTTCATCTATAGATGGTTTTAAATTTTTTTTAGCCGCTTCAATATATTTGTCTGATGCTTTATTTAAACTATCTACAAACTTAGGTTCATCTGCAAACCATATAGGACATTTAAAATATTCTTCTAGTTGTAATTGTTGAGGATAACCTACAACTTTTTGTTTTTTAGTTTTAACTTTTTTCTTTTTCATATCTTTCCTTTATTTATATGGCCATCCTAAATTCCAAATAACCAAACTGTTTCTTTCTCCACTTTTAACTGGACATACTCTATGCCACACAAAACCAGGAAATACAACTAAAGATCCTTTAGGAAGTATTTCTGTGCATTTTTTAATGTTAGGTTTTTTATCAGGATCAAGGTTTCTAAAATCAAATTCTAATTCACCACCTTTATAATTTTTTGGATCAGATAATGTAACAGTTACAGATAGTTTTCTAATTTTACCGTGTGATGGATCACCTTGTTGTCGTTGATAAGGTTGATCCCAACCATCACAATGCCAATCATAATACTGGCCTTTTTTATATTTTGTAAACTGACAAGACTCACTAAAGTCCCATTGAAAATTCCAACCAGCACTTGCATTTGCTTGATGAATATAAGGTTGTATTTCTTTATATATCCATCTGTCACTCATCCACACAACGTCAGAATTTCTTTTTGTTTTTAAATCTTTAATTTGTTTTTTATTTAATTTTTTAGCATCACCATAACCACCAGTAACTGCCATTTGATCTTGCATTTGATGACCGTATTTTACTATGTCATCACAGATACGCTCTGGAATTGCTGATTGAAAATACCAATAATAGTTTGTTAGATTCATATGTCTTTATGAACTTAATATAACATTTATTATGAAACTGTCAATGTACCTGAAGCTGTGAACTTAGCTAACTTATCTCCACCAGGATGAGTTGAAATTGTTGCAGACGGACTTGGGCTAGCAGTAAATGTAACTGCACTTGGTCCTCTAAGAATGACAATACCTGGTCCACCGTTTGCACCAGTATTTCCATTACTACCACCTCCACCATCTCCTTCATTTGTTCCACCAGCACTTCCTCCAAAATCTCCTGTAGGAGAACCTGCTCCTCCAGCTGCGTAAGTAGTGCTAGGACCTAAAATATCATTTGGTGCTCCAGAACCACCACCAGTTGAAGGTGAATTACTACCTACACCACCTACACCTCCACCCCCTGATCCTGGTTTTTGATTTCCTGAAGTGCTTCCACCATTATTACCTTGAGGTGGACTTACTGTAGGTGTATTACCTGATCCTCCAGAGTAACTTGAACCTGGTTCTGGACTACCTGAAGCTCCACCACCAGATCCACCATCTTTACCTGCAGAAGATCCTGATCCTCCGCCACCTCCACCTGCTGCACCAGTAAATTTATCTGTACCCTCTACTCCACAAACATTAAACACTGAGATATTACCAGATGCACCATGAGTACGAGTTCCAGACCCACCACCTCCAACTGTTATTACATAATCTCCTGGAGATAAAAATATTGAAGAAGCTTGTAATGGACTTGGTCCATATCCTGAAGCTCTGTAACCTCCAGCTCCACCACCACCGTTTCCAATAGGTTGAGGAGATCCAGGATTACTTCCCCCAGCTCCACCTCCACCTACTACTAAATAATTATATTCTTGAACAGTAGTGCCATCCGGCCATGTTCCTTGATTTCTTGCGCTAAACACACTTTGCATTGACCACACACCACTTGCTTTATTTAATTCTTTTACAACTACTATACCAGAGCCACCTGATTGTCCTAATTGTTGACAACATCCACCAGCAACTCCACCACCGCCACCGCCACCACCACCACCAGTATTAGCTGTACCAGCACAACCTCTTGAAGCACCAGCACCACCAGCACCACCACCTCCAGGTCCTCCGCTAGATTTTGCATTAGGAGCATAAGTAGGGCTTCCTCTAGCTATAGATCCACCGCCACCTCCAGCATAAGTTACACAACTACCTGTAATATTACTTACGGCACCGTTTCCACCAGGTCCACCAGTATTTGGTGCGGTATCTGGTAATGGTCCAGCTGAACCAGCACCACCAGCACCACCCCCTCCACCTTGAGGTCTTGAACCACTACAACCTTGATGTCCTACTCCACCTGGGTTTCCTTCTGATGGACTATATCCTCCAGCATTACCTGTTCCACCAGGTCCTGGACCAGCTGGTCTATATTGTCCTCCACCACCAGAACCTCCAGGTGAGGCATCACCCGCAGGTACAGAACTAGCAGCTCCAAAACCTCCTCCTGATGAACTATGAGTTGTTCCACAAGCTGCAATACTAGAGTTAACACCACTAGCACCTATTCCTGGAGATAAAGATCCATTATTAGCTCCGCCAGCTCCTACCACTGCAGGAACAGTTCCTTGTGCATTAATTTCTATATCTCTTAAACCACCGGCGCCACCACCTCCTGCGCCACTAGCACCTCCTGCGCCACCACCAGCTACTACTAAAGTTCTTACCACTCTAGTGCCTGGTTGTAATGTAATATCTCCTGATGATGTTTTAGTTGTAACCGTACACTTCCCGAAAGAAGTTTTATTTACTTTACCGAGTATGCCGCCATTAGATCTGGCCATTTGAGTCTCCTATTCGGACACCCAAGCTGTGCCATTCCAGTCGTAGACTGTTGGTGTTTCCGATTCGTCGTTTGATTTTGTTGCTTCCCAACCTTTAGTGTTGTCGGCTTGATATTTTGTTTCGTTCCAAGAAATCATGTAAGACCATACAACTGGATCTTCACCATCATTGGTAATTGTTGGACTAGTTATAGGTGCTTGCCAATCGTCACTTGAATCTAATGACCATGAAGCATGAGGTTGTTGACTTAAAAATTTATCTTTAACAGGATCATAGATCATGCCTATGCCTGCATATTGTTTTCTAAAATTATGATTGTAAGAAGTTTGTTTCCAAATACCACCTTTAAAAAAATTAATACACCATGTTTC